TAAATTAAATATTATTTCCTCAATAGTTTCCATCTATTTTTATATCAAATGTACCGTTAGTATTTTGAGTTGCTAAAATAGCTTTAATAGTTGCACCGTCAGTTTTTAAAGCTGTTGAAATAACATTGTTTATTTCTTGCTCTGAAACATTGCTATTTAAATAGTCTTCAATGCCTACTCCTAATAATGGACTTTCTTTAAATTCTCCTTTTTTGGAGTATATAATAACTTGAAATAGTTGAAAATCGCTAAAATCCACTTTCATAGAACCATTTTCATAAACAAAATCATTGTCTTTTATTATAATATTAGTTGCCATGTGTTATGCTTATATTTTCAATTTCCGTTTGCTGTGTTGGTATTAATACACCTGTTTCAAGTGTAACTGTAGGCACGCCATTTGATGCGTGAACGTGTGTATTATACTTTGTTACTAAGCTATTTACTAAATCCTCTAAAGCGTTTATTTTAGCGGTTAATTCTTCAACCTTAACAAGTCCTCCAAATTCTCCACCGTTAAATTCTATACTGTCATTTGCTGAAATATTGATATTTTCAGCATCCTCAACACTTAATAAAAGTACTAAATTTTTATTTGTAATTGCTACATAAATAATACTATCTAATGAAGGTGTTAAATTTATATTATTACCGTTTTCATTTAATGAAATATACAACTCGCTTGCTATATCGCTATTTAAAGGCTGACAAATAATATTGTCAGTTTCAATACTTAAAACGGTACATTTTACAATACTTACAACTTCTTTATCGTATGTATTAGACAATTTTTGTATAGCGTCTTTTAATTCGTTCATATTATACCAGCGTTATAAGATACATCATCTATACTTGTTAATTTAGTATCTAATTCGATATTTTGCCTATACCCATTAATTCCAAAAGATTTAGTAACTGATTTAATTAAATATAATCCATTTTGCTCTTTAAGTCTTAAACTTTGCATTTGTGCAATATCTCCATGCCTAACGCTCGGTAGTCCAAATGTTTCAAATGAACCCTTTAAACCTGTTAGCCAAATTCTATTTAATTGTAAAGTTGCCAATTTTCGCAACTCATCAACCGTTTGAATATCGTAAAAATGCCTTGTAATTGTTTCAGAACCGCTTAAATAATTATCGTCTGGCACAATTACAGAAAGCCTTTTTTCAACTTTTTTTGGTTTACCTTTTTTTGTTGTTGTATTTAATTCAACTTTATTAATAGATATTGCTTTGATATGTAAATTAATATCTTCTTTTAATTTATACTCCAAATCATTATCAATTATGTTTTTATTAAAATCAAAATTCCATACTCTGTTCCTAGATCTACCTAAAAAAACGTCTTTTTGATCTTCTGGATAGTAAACAATAGCCGAACATCTTAATTCATTGCCTCTAAAATAACTATTGGTGTGTGTGTCTTTTCTTAGTCTTGATAAAACTTGGCTTATAGTTTCGTTTTCGCTGTAAAAATCCCCTATTTGAGTTTTAATAGAAACACGAACTTTTAATTTATCAATTTCAGCTTGATGTTTTTTGTTTTTTGTTATAGTAGTTGAAACCATTTCTTTAATCATAGTTTCAATATTGTAATCTTTATTAAGGTATATTTTAGGCTTTGGGGTTAATTGTTTTAATAAAAACATTTTATCTTCGCACTCGATTCTAACTGGTGTATCAGTAAAAACACGAACAACAAAACCCTCAAACTCTTTATTTAATTCAATTACATCTTTTGTTCCATCAAACCAAATATAACCTAATTCAACTGTTATTTTATCCCCCCTTTGAATAATTGGCGGAGTATCTCCAAAAATTATATTTCTGCCTGTAAAATTTACTTTAGTACCTGTTTTTTCATCCTTAAAATACATATTTCTAGGAAATGTAAAATTACAGGTATCTGTTTGCGCGTTCCATTGTGATACAATTTCAAGGCTATTAACAAAGTTAAATACATATTTTTCATCTCGTGCAATAGTTACTTCACTGGTTGGTTGCCAATCAGTCATTTGTTCTATTGTTATTTTTGAAATTAATCTTAGCATTTATACTTTATTTAAAAACAGTTCAATAGGCGGTCGCTTATAGCTTGTATTTCATAACTTACCATTGATTGACTTCCTTGTATTTGATTATATTGAAAATCTGTAACTACTATATGAGTAATTCCAAAAATTTCATTTAAATACCAGCTAGTTACTTCTAATTCAATAGGACTTTTTAAGGCTTCAAATAATTTTTTTGCTTGAGTTAATGGATAAACGCCATTTTTTGTACTGTTAATAATTCCCTTAATACTTAAAGCATAATCACCATCACTTATAAATTCTTTTATTGTACCATTAAAACCCTGTATTGGTGTTGTTATAATTGTTTTTGTTTGCGCTACATCAAATAAAACGCAATCTAGCATAACATCTTCATCAAATGTTGTAATTTCTTTTAAATCGTTGTCTAAATAAGCTCTTTTTTTTAAAATTAAGTTTGAAAATATAGGACTTCCAAAATTAGATAAAGCATTTGTGCTTATATTCCTATCTGTTATTTGTTTAGCATTTATTTTGTCAATGTCGCTTTTAAAAGGATTTGTTTCATCCTCTTTTACGCCTTCATTTGCTACTAGCTTAGAAATACTTGACTTATATATTAATCTATCGACTGCGCTTAAACCAAAAGTTGTAAGTGTTAGTTTGGCTTGGTCATTAATCTGTTCAGGTGTTTGAGGTATATAGAAATCCATTAGTTTTGTACTATGTTTACATCGTTAGTTGCTTCTATTAAATACCTTGTAATCATTTCTTTTATTTTTGGCGCTATTTCTTTAGTTTCCATAACTTGGACGCTTAACCCTTCTACAAGTTTACCGATAGTTATGTTTGTAATCTTATTTTCGTATGTTTTAGCTAGTTTAGTATTGTTTTCTTGGGTTAATTTTGTTGTTGATTTTTGGTTTAATTTTGTATATCCTTTAATTGACTTACTTAAAGGGTCATTTTGCTTATTTAAACTAAAAGTATTTATCAATGAATTAGGCGCAAATAAAGATTCTATAAAATCATCATTTCGTTTGTTTTCTTTCACTTTTGCTGAAAATGACGTATAAAAAATGTCAGCCATATTTTTACCTGCGTCATCTAAATTTTTATACATATCGGCCTTTGCTTGCTCGTCACCAAATAAAGATTTTATGCCATTTGCGATAGCTTTAAAAACATTAAATGTTATTTTGTAAAGATTTACAATTACATTAACAATTCCATCTATAAACGCCCTGAAATCTTCAAATTTATAATACATAGCAATTAAACCAGCTATAATAAGCGTTACCCCTCCAGTTATTGCCCCCCACATAATAGTAGCGGACATTCCTGTGAGCGTAAATAAACCTTGAAGGTTTAAAAGTCCTATTGAGAAAATCCCATATTGAGTTGCCCAAACTATTGCCATGGCTTTCGAAATCAACATTTGAGAGTTCATGAATAACCACGCCCCACCAACCAATCCAATAGTAACAGATAAAGATTTAAAAAATATTTCTGAATCTCTAGCCCATTGAATAACGCTATTTAATCCTCCTATTGTAACGTCAATAAAAGGCTTGGCAGCTAAAAATAAGTCATTAAACATTTCTTTCATTGAATCCCCTAAGTTAGAAACTTTCACGCTTGTACTATCCGCCATGCTTGACAAACCACCATAAAATGCTCCTCCTTCTTCTTGTGCAATTCTTAATGACTTAGAAAGTAGTTCATAAGAAACTTCCATTCNTTTTACTTCTTGCGTAGTCTTACCGCTTGCTTTTGCAATTGCTCCGTAAATATTTATCCCTGCATAACCAAACTGTTTAATGTCTAAAGCAGAAGCTTTACCAATATTTTTAATTTGTTGCAAATTGGCTGACATTCTTATTAATTCATCATTACCCTTCCCTGCGTAGGCTACGGCATTAGACAAAGCCAATATGTCTTTTCTTGCATCGTCAGCGCTTAACCCTGTTGAAACAAGCATTGTGTTTGCTGTTGCAAGTTCATCAACTCCAAAAGGAGAAACTAAAGCATCTTCACGTATTTTAGCAAACATATTCGCCCCTGCTTCGGCTGAACCTGTTAAATTAGTCATTTGAATGCCTAAAGATTCGTACTTTGAGCCTACCGCTAAAATTTCCGATCCGTATTCTTTAATTTTTGAAAACGCAAAAAATCCGCCTGCAATTGCTCCAAGCTTACCTAATCCTAAACCTCCCTCGGCTTTTTTCTGTACGTTATTGAATTTTGAATTAGTAGCATCTAAACGGCTATTCATAGCATCTAATTTACTAGACACTAAATCTTTTAATTCAATAATATACTGC